AACCATGTCGAGGCCGATCTCGGTGGCCTGCTTGAAGATGTCGTTTCCCGCGCCGGCCTCGTTGCGGACGTTCGTAAACGTCAGCAGAAGGTTCTCTTGCGCCTGGATCGCGTCATCAGTAAATAGCGTGAGGTGGGACAAGGAGCCGGCGGTGTCTGCGATTTGCTCGGCGGTGACGTTGGCGATCCCGCCCGTCGATTTGATAACCGAACGGGTCTGCGCCATCGCCTTTGCCGCGTCTCGACTTTCCCCGATACAATCCCCGATAACGCCGGTCAGCTTCTCAAAGCCCTTCGTGGCAATCTTGAGGGCAGCGCCGCCAACAAACGTCCCGACCGCGGTAGACAATGCCGAGCCGATGCCCTTGATTGTCTTTGAGGCTTCATCGCGGGCTTCCACCACGATGGTGACATTCTTCACGGCCATCTACCGGCGTCTCCTGGCGCGTGCCTCCTGGCGGACGCGCTCAATCTTCTGATACGTACTCTCGGCTTCCACGCAGGCGATATGCGCGAGCACCACGTCAAGCGGCTGCCGCTCCAGCTCCAGCGGCGTGCAGTGGTACAGCCGGCAGAGGTGCAGCGTCATGTACTGGTCACTCCCGACCTTGCCGTCCCGCAGACCCGCTAGGACGGCCCGGCCGGTTCGTCCTTTCCCGACATCGCTTCCGTGATGGCCTCCATCAGCGCCGTCACTGTCTGCTTGAGACTGGCGATCGGGATCGCGTCCAGGCCGCCCACCACCGCCCGTTCGAGGATGGTGTCAAGGATCGCCAGGCCGTCGGCGTTCGTGGCGTCCACGGTCTGCAGCCGGCGGAGATCGCCGTATGTGAGCCGGGAGAGGTCAAAGGCGGGGATCGTTGGCGGTTCTTCCACCATCACGCGACTGTCTCCCACTCAATGTTCGAGCTGGAGAGCGTAGCGATGAAAAACAGCGGGCTGTCCCCGTCGTTATCAAGGTCAGGCTCGTCCCAGGACAGGACACGCGCATCGTCGGCCACCCAACGCTTTGTGCCGTCTGCCGGCGTCCAGCGGGCATGGATCGGCGTATCGTTGTAGTGGGCGTCGCGGAGGATGGCATACGCGCCGGCAGCATCCTCCTGGTAGAGATTGTCGATCTCGATCTCGGTCGGCGGTGGTGGTCCCGAGCACGTCACCGGGCCGTCGCTGGTGTTGTAGGTCAACACCTCCCGCGCCCGCTCGCCGGGTGCGACGTGCCGGATGGTGCTTCTGTGGCTCGTCCAGGCCGTCCCATCTGTGGACAGCTCGAAATCGAAAGATCCCGGGCACAGTGGAGTTACCGCCATAGCTTCCTCCTACATCGTTACAAGCCTGGGCGCAAGCACCGCCGTCCGATAGAGCGTGCCGCCCATGCTGAAAAATCGATACACCGTTTGCTCCCACGTCACCTTGCAGGACAGGATCGGTGGGCTGGTCACGAGGTCGTGAACAGCGCCCTGAAGCGTGAGCAATTCTGTTTCCGCGTTCGGGGCATCCTGCCACCTCACCAGCAAGCGGATATGCGGGCGGAGATCAATGATCTCATGCCCCCCCGAGTATCTATAATCGGTCTGATAACTCAGCAGATACACCAGCGGCGTCTCCTGGGCCGACGATGGCTCCCCAAGCAAGACCACCGCCCCGCTCACCTGTTGGAGGCGGGCAAAGAGCGCGGTCATCAGGTCAAGCTCAGATGCCGCCATTAGCCGCCCTCCGCGATGATCCGGTCGCCGGCCCGATCAAGCAGCCGGTCGATCTCCGGTTCGGCGATCTGGTATGCCATCAGCATGTAGGGGATGCGGCGATGAACAATTTCACCGTACTCGACATGCGGCGAGACCGTCACCCCAAGCCCGCTGTCCACCTCCCAGAAGATCGAGGCCAGCAGCCGGCCCGTCCGCACGGGCGTTGGGCCGGTTGCTGCATCCTCGATCGCCTGCCCGATTTGCCCCGCTACGCTGGCAAGTTCGGGCGTGATCGCGTTAGCGATCGTCGTGAGTTCGGCCAGGAGGTCCGGCCCTTCCAGCTCCACATGGAGGAGTGGGGCGGTCATACGGGCAGGGCTCCATTCCGCAGCCGAACTTGCCGCAAGAGGCGCATCTGCTTATCAGTGAGGACGCCCTGATAGATCAATGCGCCTTCCCCGTCCACGCCTGATGATTGGCTCCAGCTGCCGCGATCTTTTCCGCGCCACATGTTGACCGCCAGCTCGAGCGCGATCTGTTCGACGCTTGCCGGCGGTGGGCTGAGTGTCGAGAGGTCCACGCCTTGCAACACCTCGTCAATCGTGGCGCTCGCACGGGTCAGGAGGTCGGTGAACAGCGCCTCGATCTCCGGCGTCTGCGGCACCTGCGGCAGATAGGCGAACATTTGGGCAGTCGTGGCATACAGCGCCATGTCAGGATGCCTTTTTCTTTGGCTCAGCCTTGGGCGGTGCCTTCGGCTCAGCCTCTTTCGTCTCAGGCTCCGGCTCGGGCTGGGCCGCGTCCGCCGTCCAGGTTGCCGGACTCATCGGCGTGCGAATACGGCCGCTCGTGTCATCGCTCAAAATGTCACCCATTTGGAGGCGTCCCAGGACACGCGGGTACCATCCTGGCACACGACATATTGGCCCGCCGTCCACGCGGTTGCGGGACTGGGAGTCACGCCGGTCATCTGGGCAAAGGTCGGCGCCGGGACCGCGTTCGCCGGCGTCCAGGCCCCGGCGGCCGTCGCGCCGGTCGCATGGATCTCGTCCGTCCAGTACAGAGGATCGATCGGCCTCCCCCATGCCGGCGGGTGTCCTGATGATTGGCTGGGCCACGGATGCGCCATAGCTGCCTCCTAGACGATTGGAGCGGTTGTTTTGACCAGGAACTTCGGATATTCGACCAACACGACACAATCCATCTCTGCTCTGGTCGTGACGATGTTCGTTTTTATTCCTAAAACTTCGGTTGCCGCGATCGTCGCCGCTTCCCCGACATAGAGCGCGACCGCCCGCGAGAAGTCGCCGATCAGCGTGGTGCCGGCGGCGATCGCCCCGGTGAGGACCGTCTGCACGCTCTGAATGCGACCGGCCCCCGCGATGGGGTTGTATTTGTTCGCCGTGTAGCCCGCCGCGACCAGTGCCCAGTAATCGCTGGGGTTCATCACGATCGCGTCGGCGACGCCGCCCTGCGTCCCGATGATGCCCAGTCCGTTGAGGATCGCCGTCACCATGTCGGCCCCCGCGCCCACCTGCGTGACCGATGCCAGGATGCCTTTCATGTTGCCGCCGGCTCCGGTGCCATTGAGGATCACATCTTCGGCCTTCGCCAGCACGCCGCCGATCAGTTCGTCCTCAATCACGCCGCGCATCGCGGGGAAGTAGCGGAAGATTTGGCGCGGAACATCCTTCCAGTGGGCGATGGTCCGCATCATGACTTGCTGGAAGTCGCCGGCGTTGGTGGACTCAGGCTTGGCCGTCCCGATCGGCACTTCGGCGGCGTTATTGGTAAAGACCGGGGCGAGATACGGGACCGCCAATTCATTCCAGGGCACCGTGCGCAGCATCTCCAGGAAGGGGTGGGCGAGGCGTGGCGTGTTGGGGCCGAAGATTTGCGCCCCGTTGGACAGGTTAAGATTGGCCGGCAGATACGCGGCCTTGCGCTCCACGAAGGGATAGAGCGCCGTGACGGGCACCGACTCCGCGATGTTGTATTGCCCGTTGCGCGGATTCTTGTACTCGCGGGTAGCGGAGAGATACTCTGCGAGTGACTTGATTTCGACATCGCCGAGTCGATCTTTCCGCTCCATCGCCTGCGACGCGGCACGCTCGCCACGGGCGCGCGGCGCCTCGGCGTCGCCCAGCAGCGTATCGACGGTCGAGCCCCAGCCGGCTGATTTGGTGGCGCGCTCCTGCGCCGCTTCATAGTCGGATTTCATGCCCGACAATTGCGTGGTGATCGTGTCGAAGTCCGCGCGCTGAGCATCGCTCAGTTCGTCCATCTCATTCAGTTCGGTGAGCTGGTCAACCAGCGGCCGCATCTGCGACTCAAGTCGCACCATGTAAGCTGACTTCATCGTGGCCTCCCAAGAGTGTTGTGATCTCGTTAATCT